AGTTAAAAAGTTTGATGCAGCAACTGCATATAATCCACTTCCCAATGATCTAATCAAACTAAACTTTGTATTAGAGTTTGGTACATTTACTTCATTTATTCTAAACCAAATATCAAATGTAATGTCCGAATTTGCGGTGTTACCTAATTGAGTTAAGAATTGAATATTATATACACCAGTATTGGTTGGTGTTATTCTCGTTGGTAATCCACTTGCGTTATTTGTAATAGATACACCACTAGTTCCATTTGATACTTCATATTTCATTGCATAGGCCGTATCAGCCGAACCCGATTGAGTTTGTAATGAATAGAATTGTCCGTAGTTATATTGTTTATTTCCGTTGTGGTATAAATCACCTCGAACATCTACATCACCACCAAATACGGATGAACCCGTTGTGTTTAGAGAACCTGTAATATCTACTGAACCTGTTATAATTGTATCCCCCAAGCGTTCTGCAGTTCCTACATGAAAAAAACTACCACTTAAGTAAGAGAAAGAACCAGTTGGTGCAACAAAGGATGCATCGGGCTCTATAAGTAACATACCGCCGACTGATACTTCTAGGTTACCAGCTCTGTTAGAAATAACTGCAGAAGGATCTCCGGGAGTATCAGACTCAATACTTATAGAACCGGATTGTACAAATATACTGGCAAAAGGTCTGTCTACTGATCCTAGATTAGCTGTCTGTGCTGAAGAGGGAAGTATATCACCGGAAGAAACTATAGAGGAAGCCGTCAAAGGAGTTTCCATATTACGTACTGCTTCTCCTATCGACCCTACTACAGTCCTTTTTGTCTCGCTACTATTAACTATAGCAAGTTGATCACTGAGAGCAACAGCTGTGTGTAGGTTTAATTCTGTTATTCTCTTATCGGCCATTATAGATAAATTTTAGATCCGTCTTCCTGTAATATATAAAATCCGTTTTCCTGTAATAAAAAGCCACTAAAAGCCGGGATAGGTACGTATGCGGGAGGGTCTGTTGTCGGACCTTTATTTTGTCTGTACAGTTCGTTGGAAAGAGCATCTAAGTAGAAATTAAACTGCCTTACCTGTTCATTTAGAGGTAAGTCCTTTATATCTCTTTTCTCTTTAAACTGCTTCCATGTAAGTTCCATATCCTTTATAAATAGACAAAAAAAGAGGACCCGGCACAAGGCCGGGCCCCTTTCTTGTCTTGCGACTTTTCTCTAGGCTGCTAGAGATTAGACGAGTTCAACGTCAGAGATCCATACTTTTCCGTAGAATTCCGGACGAATCATCTTCTTGGCGTAGCGAGTCATGATACCTTTACGTGGTGTGAAGGTGTTAGGATCGTACACAAGAGGAGTCATCATGAGCGGAATGTAAGGGCAGTATGCAGCTCCTGTTTCGAGGAACTGGGAGCCTCTGAAGCCCATGAGGATTACATTCTCCGTCATGTATGGGTTCTTGTAAACTCTGAAGCGGCTGTTTAGCTGACCGACTTTCTGTACGCCCATTGCGAAGTCCATCTTGTCGCCGTTTGTATCCGCGGCATAGCCTGGGATCGACTCAAGAATGGTAGCAACGTTCGGGGATACAACAACGAAGTTAGCACCACCGCGAAGAGTTTTCTGATGGATCTTGTTCGAGACTTTCTGGATTTTCGTGCCAAGTGTCTGGAACCACTGACCCTGCGTATTGTAGAAGTCAGAAGTTGCTGTCGACCAGGCTGTTCCTGTCCATACTTTGTTGTTCTCGGCAGACCATTTCTCAGTCGTGCGAGCATCCTGGATAAGCATGTCTAGGATCTCAAGGTCGATTTCCATCGAGATGTACTCGGATAGGATCGATGTAAGCTCGGCCTCAGCGTCGATGCTGTGGTAAGCGTTGAGATCCTGTGCGAATTCAGGAGTCCACTGTGCTTTTAGCTTGCGTGTTTTAGCAACAACGGCTTCGCTTCTAAGCTCAACATTAACCTCAGGGATCGAGATAGTACCTGCTGGTACATCTTCGAAGTCACCGCGGCTGTTGTCAGCAGGCTGTTTGTGGTATACAACCGAACCAGAAAGAGGAGTAGAAGCTCCTGTTGGTAGCGAAGAATCAGCAACTACGAATGTTACGTTGTTGCCAGAAACTGTCGTGAATTCTGGGTTGGATGTAACGTCTACCGAACCAGAAAGGAGACGGAAGGCACGAACACCTTTCGAATCAAAGTTGGTACCGGCAAGAGATACAGTAAATGTCTGGTAATCGCCAGGATTCACACCATCTTCGTAGCCGATCGAAGCCGAGGTAGCTGCACCACCGGTAACAGCAACCGTAGCCGAAGCCGAGTTGATTGTGTATCCAAAGCGACCGGCGCCGTAAAGACCGCCGTTGGCATCTGTATCAAGAGTATCGAGCGTACCGTACATGTTATTGCCGGAGGCGAATGGCTGACGGTTCGATCCGTACTTAAAGTCTAGGTAAAATACCAGACCGGATGGGAGGTTCATAGGCTGAACCGAAACGAAGTCTTTAGCTGCGATCTGAGCGAAGACTTTGCGTACAAGAGGAAGGGCTACGCCTGCCCACTGCTCGCCGTTACCAGCGGAGAAAGAACCACCGGTACCTGTCGAGGACTGCTCAGCAACGATCTGCTTAGCCTGATTTTCAAGAATCATGGCCATCGTGCCCTGCTCTTTTTTATCAGAGATGCCCTCTAACAGACCGGAAGCGCTCCACTTCTCAGCAAGGCGGGAAGCTTCATGCTCCATGCTCTTGTAAGTGTTTGCACTCTCAAGTAAGTTTTTTACTTCCATTGTTAGAATAATCTAAAGGGTTGTGTTAAGAAATAATGCCAGCTAATTTCTGCATACGACGAACTGCGTCAGATACCTCGTTGATGACTTCACCTTTGGTGGAGTTACCAGCAGGAGCCGATGCAAACGACTTATGCTCTTTTACTGTTTGTTTAGCGGGCGTAGAAACTATGTTCTCAGAAACAGTTTCAAATACAAGCTTGACTTCCTTGACAGTTTCAGCTTTGTCAAATGCCGTGATGACATTTACTTTCTGCGATTCTGTAAGGTTATGAGCTTTGAAGATTTTATTGACGTAAAGAAGTTTAGAATTCAGAAGGTTAACTTCCTGAAGTTCAGCTCTTAGCTGCTCTACGGCTGCAAGTGCTTCTTCTAGTTCGGAAGTAGATTCTTCCATCGTATCTTCTTTTTCATGCTTGGCCTCTTCCATTGCATCTTCATCTTCATGCTTGGCTTCGTCCATGTCATCTTCTTTAGCCATTTCTTCAAGCTGGGCTAGAAGTTCGTTGAGGTCGATTTCGTCATCGGCTGCTACCATATCATCGGCAACGTCCAATTCGCCTTCAACACCATCGAGTTCTTCTTCGCCTTCATGACCAAGTTCCTGAGCAAGGATATCACGAATTAGATTCTTCAAGTCTTCGACTTCCATGTCTTTGACTTCAACTTCTTCTTCTCCGGCTTCCTCACCTTCACCTTCGGCTTCTTCAGCTTCCTCTTCAGATTCTTCTGAGTCATCGTCAGCCTCGGCTACTGCTAGTTCCTCTTCAGAAACTTCAGCTTCGGTTACTTCTTCCTCTGTTGCTTCTTCTAGATCTTCCTCTTCGTTGACTTCTTCAGCTACACCATCCTCAACGACTTCATCGGCTTCCTCAGCTTCCATTTCCTGGAGCTTGGCAGCCAACATGTCTCTAAGGTGGGGAGTGATTTCTTCTTCTAGAGTTTGTCTAGCGTTAGCAATGGCAGATTCACGAATCGTCTTAGCTTCAGCAATAGCCTCTTTTAAAAGGTCTCTATTTGCCATTGTTAAGTGTATTAACGGATACGTTTATTGGAAACGTAATAAGATTTGAAATGCTATAATACCGTAAAATAAAAGACGATATATTTGTATATAAATATATCGCCTCTTACAAAACCTTGTAGGTTTGTTTAAAGTTATAGAATTTAGACTTCCTCTTCAGGAGTACCGTAGTTTGTTTCCATCTCATCATAAAAACTGTCCATCAACTCAGAATCTATTTCGTATAGTTTTCCGCCTTTGAATTCCCAGACCCCAAAGTTCTCTCCTTCTTTGATGGCCGTCTCTAAGTCGCAATTAAAAGCAGCAATTACGTCCTCATCTGAGTAGTTAATATTGTTGTCACCTGAAGCGTATCCCTGTGTAACGTCTTGAACAAAAGTTACTCCATCCTGCTCTACAATATTCATTACATGTACCTCATCTAGCCCTCTGTACTGTCCTACTACAGGGACAACCTTTCTTGAATTAGAAGCTTCTTCAACTTCCTTTGCAGATAGTTCCTGAGAGTTTCTAGTAAGTCTATTCTCTACTAGGAATTTTTTGAGATCGAAGTTGTCCATTTTTTTATTTGAAAGTTGTAATATGAATAGGTACTAAGCTCGTAGAATATCGTTAATGATATCGTCTAGTTTTGCAAAAGGAGAAGGTTTAGCTTTAGCTTCGTTCAACGACACTGGGTTCATAAAAGCGCCGTGTGTGGATGGATTCGAAACAAAATCCCATCCTACGAGTTCAAAATCGGGCTGCACTTCTAATGTACCTTCATTTGTCTGCTGGACCGAACCTGTTCCTCTAGAAGAAATGCCGATAGCATGTCCTGCCTTTAGAATCTCTTTTACGATATTACCTGCCGGTGTATTGAGTAGTTCAACTTTGCCCATCAAGTCATCTCCTTCCCACCAAAGCTCTTTTACAATATGAGAGGCATTTTTGAGAGAAATAATCGGAGATTCTGGGTGATCTAATTCTCCGTAAGCATTTCCTACCTTAACAAAGTTTTCAACATAGTTGTTTACTTCTCTTTCAAGGATAGGCTTTTTATATACTCTACCGTTCTGGTTTTTGGCTTCTGCTCTCTGCATAACGCCGGTTACTTCGTATACGCCTGGACGCTTTTTACTCTCTGTAAGAGTCGGTCTAGATGAGGTAACGTCTACTATAAGTGTCTGCATTATGCTAATTGTTTTTCTTCTTCCTCCATTGGTACCTCCATTGCCGTTGTAGGAGTGGATGGTAGAGGAATGTTTTGATATTTTCTAAGAACATCAACTAGTTCTGCAACGAACGATTTAGCAACTCCAGGAGCTTTTAAATGTCCAATCATCTCAAAAGCTTTTTCAACTTTTTCTCTATGAGTGACAAAAGCTTTTTCGATATCTAAAACAACATTCATCAACTCTTTTACACCCGTTCTGTACTTCGGATACATTCTTTCATATTCAGCAGCGTGAGTATCCGTAACGTATTTTTCTAGTTTCTCTGTTCCTTCGTCTAAAGCTTGAACTACCATAGCTTTAACGGCTTCTCTGAGCTGAGCTTTTTTCATAGCGTTAAACGTATCCGTATTTCCCTCTGCTTTACCGCCTTTCGGATCAACAGTTCCTTTAAAAAGAGCTTTCTGATCTACTTCTACTTCCCGATCATGCTTCTTGGTTCTCGATGAATCTCCAGAAAGTTGATTTAGGTAGTAATTAGGATCTTTAGATAGTCTGTCTACAGCTTTTTTGAGGTGCTTCATTCGAGTAGCCTCGTCAAAGTTAATATTAACAGTGTCGAAGCCGGCTTTTTCTAATTCGAAATCAAGTCCCCTGCGAACAGAGTCTGGAAGGATCGTATCGATCTTTTCGGCTACATCTTTGTAAACATTTTCATTTACTTCTTCGATCTCTGCTTCATTAACTTCGATGCCTCGGTTATACTTATGCGGATCTAATCCAAGCTGTGCAGCTGCTTTTTTATGAGACCCTAACTTCTTGCCGAGAGCCTGTAAGTCTCTAGCATGTTGCTGTACAGTAGCTTTAATTTTTTTAGCATCCTCAAGATCTTTCTCTGTTATTTCAACGGCATCTTCATCCGGCTGCTGTACCCCCTGAGACATTCTGATTACATAGTCATATTCGTCCTCCATAGGGGTCATATTTTTCACCCATGCATTAAGGTAATGACCTAATTCACCTGGGTGCTTTTCCCTATCAAGCCACTCAACTGGGTGGAAGTACTTGGCTACGGTTGCGCCCTTATCTCCGGTGACGGTTAGTTGAATAAACTTAGACTTAGCTTCCGAGATCATACCTCTATTTTTGAGGATAGAAACAGCATCATCGTACCCATTGAACTGAGTAATGAACTGTGGGTGAGCTAATCTTGCATCACGGAGGAATTGTGCTTTAGCATATCTTCCTTCTAAAACGCCGTTGTATTTTTCAGTCAGTGTCCTCATCTAGATAGTCAATTAATTTTGTGCTAAAAGGTCTTTTCTTACGCTTAACTGTTGTGTAGCCAAGCTTCTCGCCGTACTTAGTAGCCTTATTTTTGCCGGAACCTTTCTTACTGAATGCAAACGGCGTTGCATATTGAGCACCGGTACCCGGTGTAAAAGTCGCACCAGTACCTGTCGATGAAAGCTCTTCTAGAACTTCCTTTACAATAGCTACTAGTTGACTCTTTTTCATAAACTCTTAAGTTCGTTGATAAGATCGTAATACTGCATCAATGCAACAAGTGTGCCGTCTGTGATCTTATCTTTAGAATCAAGGGGCTTGATAAGCTTGCTAATCTCCTCTAGTTTGATTCTAATAATATCGTCTGTTACAAGTTCTTTTCTATTCTCAACTATTGTTCTAATATTCTCAAGCTCTTCGTTGATAAACTTCCGAAGTTTAGTCTGGGAAGATACGGATGTAATGAACTCTCTTAAAATTCTTTTCTGCTCCGGAAGAAGATCTGCGTACTTGTTGTTGAATTTTTCCAGAAGGACCTTGTAGGTAAGAAGTCGTAAATCTTTATCAAACTTCGAAAATTCCTCTACCAAAGCATTCTTAGCATCATCTTCTGAGATGTTCTTAGAGGTTAGGTGCTCCATAACTGTTACCTTATTTTCAACAAGAATGTCCGGATCAACCAAACTGTCGCAGTTATGTGCCTCCATTAGGCAGTATAGAGCAGCTAAGGCTTTATAGTCTCTTACTTTGATAGAAAAGAAATCGTTTAGGTTGTAGCTCTCTTTTAGGTCCTTGATGAGCTCATACTTCTGATTCTTCAGAGATGCTCTATCAAGTTTTCTAGAAACCTCTAGAATAGTAGAAACAATAGACTCAGCTTTGTTCTGTTTAATCTCTGTATTCTTGGTTATAAACTCATAGAGCTTATACTCTTTGGCAAGAAATGAATTACCAGAGTAATACTTTTTCAGGATCTTAACAGCCGAGGAATCTTTCTTAGATAGAGTATCGGCCGCGATTTGCTTAACAAGCAATTCGAAGATTAGACCTGTATTGCGATACTTTGAATGTTTAATTTTCATAATATAGTGTTACTCTAATAAATATGTACTAGTCCTCTAAATCCTTAATATTAGATTCATCGAGGAGTCCATCCTCAGCTTTAGTTCTATCAGCTTCAAAAATCAACTTCTTGCTTTCAAAGATATCCTTATTTTGAAGATAAACTATTGCTGCTCTAGTAGCTTCATTAACATTTTCATTATCGCTTGGGTATCCTCCTTGCATATCATGTCTACCTAATCTGTCTCTTCCTCCTAAAGGATCATCCTGTGTTCCGTAAATGGACATTTTCTCTCTAGGACGTCCACCGGGATCCTTTTCATCATATCCTAGAGGAAGTCGAGTACCTGGGTCTGTTCTACGTCCATACATAGAGGCCAGATCATGTGGGGTTCCGTATGAGCGTCCACTTTCTGCAGGATCGTTTCCTTCATTCTCTATCTGTAGAAGTCGGAAAATTCTCTTATGATCCTCTCTTACTAGGTCTCTCATTTCATTGTAAGTATCTTCTGACATATCAAATAGATTGTCGTAGATATAATCGGTAGAGAATAGTTTAGAATCTATCATCTGAGATGCTAAATCAATCTTCTCTTTCATGAGAGCAACTTTTTCCTGCTCAAAAATGATAGAAGGACCGGTTAGATGAATCTCAAAGTTAGTAAGGGATTCACCTGTAAATCCTTGAGAATAGAGGTGAACTAATGCAATCTTAGTTAGCTCACTCTCCATAATTTTCTGAATGCGCTCTACCGTTCTTGCAAAGCGAATGTCTTCTGCTGCAAGGGTTGCTTTACCTTGTAGATCTCCTTCATATCCAAAATATGCTTTAGGAATCTTAAGAGCAGCAAACATCTTATCACGAAGGTACTCTACGTCCTGTATGCCATCGTAGTCCAGTCCCTTGGTAGTATCTATACGAGTTGTTGTGTCATTACCGCGGACGGGAATATAGAAATCCTCCAACATGTTTTGGAGGTTAAAGCGTAGATTGTACTGGCCGGTTTGCTGATCAACGTACGGTGTTTTCTTCATCGTGTTGATCGTTTTCTGCATGAACTGCTCAACCTCTGCAGGAGGAATGTTTCCTACGTTGATGTAGAACATACGCTTTTCAGGCGATCTCATGATGCGATGAATCAACATTGCATCTTCCATCAGAGTCATCTGCTTGAATACTTTTCTAGCAGGCTCTAGATAAGAACGACCATACGGTAGGTAGTTTGTATCGGAGATAAGACGGAAGTGAGCTACCTCGTAGTTATCGAGATGAATGACTCTCTGGTCGGATTTCGGTATATAGTTCGGATCGTTCTGTGATGCTAGACCATCAGGGTCGATCGTAAAGGTTACTTTTTGAGGTGCGCCTGGATCCTCACCTTCTCGTCTAACCATGTGGTAGACAGTGTAGGGTAGAACGTTGTATACTCCAAATTTTTCAGAGATTTCTAGCTTGAGAAAGAAATCCCCGTACTTGCACATGTTGCGAGTCCAAGACCAGAGGTTGAACTCGATGTTAAGAACATCGTAAAAAAGATTATAGAGTACTCTCTGAATGTTTTCGTCCGAAGACTTGATAGAAAGAACTTCTCTCTGATCATTTTTTAGAGTAGCCTCGTCTGCAATAATATCAAGAGCCGATGCAATAATCGGATCGGTGTCCATTGCTTCATAGTCCGAGTAGAGCTGAATCCTAAGGGTCTGATAATTCAGGTTAGGATTGAAGATGTTCTTGTTATTGTAGATGTACAGGCGAGAAAAGCGGTCGATCAGAGCATTGGTCTGATACTTGCCTGTAGTCTGAATCTGGTTTACATCTGCTACTTTCAGTTCGTTACCGCCTACGTTACGGATAACGACATCGGTCGAAAAGAGACGTTGTAGCCTAGAGAATAGTGATCGATCCGCCATTAATGGGTAATTTTATATATAAATAGTCCTACTTAAGTATCCACCCGATATCTTCTGTACCATGGGCGGTTTCTACAATATACGGATTATTTTGTTGTCTTCCAACACTTGTCATAACTGTTGGATTTCTTTGATTTAGGCTAGAAAACGAAGAGAGTTGAGCTCTCGCTAAATCCATACCCTGTTGACGTAATCTTAATGCTGTATCTCTTACATAGAGTCCGGTAGCAAAAGACATTACAAGGTCATCGTTATAGTTTGTCTGTGCTTGTGCTTTGCCGTTTTTCCAAATGAATACTCTCATCTCATTGAGAAGCCTCTGGGAGAGTATAGTGACGGAACGTTCTCTAATATACTCCATCATCTTAGCAATAACAAGAGGACGTGTCCTCATAGACATTGTAAAGCCGGGCACTAGTCTATTGTTTTCGTACTTGGACATATACGACTCTACAGTTTCATGTTCAGATCTTGGAGAGTAGTAGAGATTTCTATACTCCCTTTCTAGTATCTGTTCTATAGTAGCCCACCCAATATTTGCATTTTCAACTACTAGTAGGGCGTCATTAAATTCTGATCCAATAGCCACCAGAACATTACCGAAATCTTTTGGAGATAGTTTTCCTTTATATTCTGCTACCTGTGTGGCTTCTTCAATATCAAACACGTGGAAGGCTGAGTAGTCGGTAGAATCTCCTCTCGCTACGTCAGCAACAACCATATATGATTTAGTATAATCGGCCTGTTCCCAAATCCATAAATTACCATCTACCCCTCTTCTCTCTATAGGATCTCTAATTAGAGTGCTTTCGTAATGTATCATATCCTCCGGTAGGAACACAGTGTCACCGGACGATAGAAAGTCGCAGTCACATTCCTGGGCAGCCATTCTAATTCCCAAGTCCGAGTCCTGTTGATCTCTCCAGGATTGATCTCTTTCAGGGTGTACGTTCCAGGGAAGCCTTATGGGTAGAAAGCTATTTTCTTTTACTTCGGCTCTCTCCCAGGTATGGTGGAACCAGTTTCCTACGCCATTAGGAGTAGAAAGGGCCAGACATTGACCTCCTGTAGCAAGGGTCTGTTGTGCAGCAACGAATGTTTCTTCAATGTTGTCGATAAAAGCAGCCTCATCGATAAGTAGGAGAGATACTGCTTCAGATCGTGCAGAGTCAGAATTAGAAGATACAGCTTTAATTCGAGATCCATTTTTAAGTCTAAGGCTAAGTTTGTTGTATTCTGTATGCTTTAATTTAAGCCATTTTGGCAAATTATCATACATAAATTGTACTTTTGTTACCAAGTTTCTGGCTGTAGCCTGAGTAGTAGCAAGAGCAAGAATGTTCTTATCCTTGTGGAAAAGCATTAACCAAAGAGAATACCCAGCTGCTAGAGTAGATATACCAAGCTGTCTAGACTTAAGAGTAATTATATACTGGTGGTCTTTGAAGAGATGCAGAACCTTTCCCTGGAATGGGTATAGGTTGAATAGAATACGACCACGGGTAGGATGCTGGATATAACAGTACTTCTTCATGAAGTACTCTGGATCGTTAGCGCATTTAAGAAATTCTTGCGCTATCGCTTTTTTTATGTCTTGTTGACTCATTACCTTATTTCTAGAGCACCAGGTCTAAAAGCTGCAGGGTATATTCCAAACCTTATATCAGAAATTCCAAATCCATTCCTGTTTTTTCTGTAGGTTGCGTACATAGTTGGGTAATAGCCTGCATCTGGGATAGCCGGGTTAAGTACGGTGTGATTACTATCTAGGAAGTAGGTATTCCCCGATTTTTTTATCTCAACTGGTCCCTGAACTAGTGCCTGTACGTTATCTACTCCGAAATTTCTTCCAGGTTCAAATTCTTTACCGTATACTGCTTTTTGAATTAGATCTTTCGACTCTATTGCTTTTTTAAAACCAGACCCGGGTACCATTTGGTCCGGATTCTCCAATTCTTCCTTTACGGAAGCTACAAATTCTTTAACTTCTGGATGATCAGCAAATTCAGAAAGTCCTCCGTATTGCTGAAAGTGTTTGGCTGTAGAACCTGCTTTGTGGGAGAGGAATATTACAGGTTCTCCATTAGAGTTGTCAAGTGTAAAATCTGCTTTAGGAAATCCTTTTACCGTAGTTGCACCTACTATATCGGTATAAATCTTCCCACCTACTGTTAAATCGATAGGATTTCCTTCGTTAGCTTTTTGTATTTCTAAACTAAGGTCGGCTAGAGCTGCGTCTTCTAATTTAGTTCCGGATCCTGCTCCTTTGCCGCCGTAGTCTGCGGTTTTTTTAAGATCAGCTGTGCTTACTTTCTCTTCTTTGCCGTCGACTTCTCCAACCAAAATCAAAGCTCCAGTTCCGTTTACGATAGAATTGAATATTTCATCCCTATCAGAATCTACCGAGAACTGGCTTCCACCGTCTAACAGAGTATGAGCCTTAACCGTACCTCCTCTCTTAAGTTCAAATGGTTCCTGGTCTTTAAACTGATCTACAAAAAGGTAAACTCTGGCGTTATACTTTTTAAGCTGTGATCTGGAGAGATTCGTTTCGTTCAAGGTATCGAAAGAAATTCCAAACAAAGATTCGAATACAGCTAAATCCTTCTCATTATTTAAATCAGGATAGCCTTTCTCACAGCGGTACCCCCACTCTAATATAATTTTATCTAAGAGATTCATTATAGCTCTTCTTCTGGGGATTCGCCGGGCTCTTCGAACTCTACTTCTGCTTCTCCGGGTTCTTCTGCGGGTGCTTCTTCACCGCCCTCTTCCCCTCCTCCAAAGTCTCCACCTCCTCCTTCTTCGCCGGGGAAGTCTCCACCTCCTCCGCCGCCGCTGCCTGCTTCGAAGCCGTCTCCTTCAGCTCCACCTCCTTCTCCTGGTCCTTTGACAGGTCCGTATTTGAGTAGATCGTTAAGCTTATCTAGAGCCTGTTGAAAGTCGTTTACTTTTGCAATATAGTAACGCTTACCTGCAATCTGTGCTTCAAACCCTTTACCGAGCCATTTTAGATGGAACATCTGTCCATTCTTTAGAAGTACTTTGAATGTAGTCGGCTTGGGGGCAACCCATTGAACGTCTTGAACGAACGTACGAAAATCATCCGTCATTAGGCTTACTAATGTACGATGAAGGGTAGGAAACTTGCCTAGAATTTCATCTGTAGCATCTTCTAGGACAGCTCCTTCACCTTCCTGTTCACGTAGTACTTCGAATACTACATCTTCGATGATCTCTCTCAGTTCGTATTTGTTCATTTGAGATTACTTTTTAATACTGTTTGAAGTCTTCTTCAAATATTCAAACATCACCTTAAC